GTCGCCACCACAGCGGCACGCTCTTCGGCGGTCAGTTCCTTACCCTGCAGATTCTTCAGGAAAGCTTCCCGGTATTCGGGAGAATTAACAGCAAAATTCATCTTTTTTACCTCCACATCAATTTTCTTGCCGTCCTTCTGGGCGGCTTCCTGGGCGCTGGCTTCAGCCTCTTCGGCATCGGCACGCCGTTTTTCCATCTCGGCCTTGATGGCCTCCATCTCGCTGACCCGCGCTTCCAGCTCGTCGGTGCTCAAAGCGTCCCGCTTCTCTTCGCCGGTCTCGGCGGTCAGCTCCTCAAGCCGCGTCTGCAGCTCTTCGGGATTCAGTTCGGAAAAGTCAAACATCCTTTTCCACCTCCATCAGCTTATTCAGCCGCTCAATCAGCGCCGTCCGGCGCTCCTGATCAGCTTCCTTGGCCCGTTCGTCCTCCGCCTGCTTCCTTGCGCTCTCCAGCGAGGCCCTCGCGCCATCCAGCGCGGAGTCTTCGGAAGCGGCCTGAACGCTCGTTCCTTCATAAGCGGGGAAGGCCACCAGGCTGACCTCGAAGATCTTGTCGATCCCCGTGATCCTCCGCAGCGGCAGATCCTTGTCCAGGTCTTCCCAGCTTTCTTTATTCACCGTAAAAGCGAAGGACATTCCGGAAATGTCCCCGCGCTTCAACGCGGAATAAACCTCTTTCGCCCGTGGATTCTCATCCACGTCCAGCGTGGCGGTCATGGCCACGCCGTGCTCGTCCACGGTCAGCGTCATGGTGCCGCTGCCGTTATTGCGCCGGCTGTGCGCCAGGGGAATCATCCCAAAGTCATGCCCGACCATCAGCGCCACGTCCCGCAGCAGGGCGGGATCGCTCACGGCCTCCGGGTCGATCGTCTCCCGGCAGAATCCACCGATCACTGTCTCCTGGTTAAAAACAATCGGATAGCCGGTGATGACCGCGCCCCGCTCCTCGTCCTGCTCGGCCCGAAGCTCAGCAGACAGCCATCTGATCTCTTTCTTTCCCGTCATTCTCTTTCGCCTCCGTCTTCGCCGGTTCCAGATCCGTTATCAGCGGATCCAGAAGCATTTCCATCTCCGTCTCCGTCAACATGTCCGTCATCCTTTCCGGCGTCCTTGTCGTTCACGTTCTTGTACTCGCCCCGGATCGGCACATAAGCGCCGGCCCCGTCGGGCAGGGGAGCGTAATTGAAAAGCTCCCGGATCTCGTCGATGGTCAGCACGCCCCGGTCACCCAGCTGCTGGGCCATGCTGATCTTGGCGCTGATGTTCATGTACTGCAGCTTGTTGGCCGTGAACATGATCCGGTTCCCCAGGTTCCGCTCCCGCTCGCTGAACACCATCTTGGTCAGCGCCTCGCTCAGTTTGATGGCGAAGGGCTCAATCGACCCATTGAAAAAGGCGTCCAGCTCGTCGCCGGTCGCCTCGTTGCGAATCACCTTTTCGCTGACGCCAAAATAATTACAGACATTTTCCCGAATCAGCTTCATCTGTTCCGGATCCACGGGAATCTGCCGCTGACTCAATTCCCGAACGTTCGTCATTTGGTTACCGAACAGCAGAAGCCCTCCGCCGCCGCTCTGGAAATTGTTCCGGTCGAACCGCTCCCGCTCTTTCCGCAGATCCTCGTCAAACACCTTGCCGGTCATCTGTGCCATAAACCGATAGGTGGCGGCGTTCTTCACGCCCTCCATGATGCCCTGGTTGACCATGTCAGCCAGTTTCATGGTCGGGGTCAGCGCACTGTTCTTCTCACCGAAAAAGTCGTCCTGCAGCTGATGCTTAGTCACAATCGCGCACCGGTCCAGCTTCACGGCCCGAACTTGTCCATTGATAAAATGATATTTCAGGTACGGCTCGCCGCCCCGGTCCACAACTTCGCACCGGCTCGGCAGCACAGGAAAGAACCCGGTCACCTCGCCCAGGTCGCCCAAAAGCGGCACGACGAACAGGTTATTCTGCACGTCGTAGATGTTGGAGCACCGCTCCAGGAACTGCGCCCAGGTATACCATGGATCGGGCGCCGTCCGGGTCGCCGTGTACAGCTTCGGTCTCGCGGCCCCCTGCATCTGATACTGCAGCTTGGCCACATGCCGCGCTCTCGCGTCAACGGCAGCGCGTACCATGTCACACTCGTAGATCTGGCCGCCCCAGCTGCTGAACACGGGGGAATAAGCCGTGATCGTTTCAAAACGGCTGTCCGTGGCCTGCGGAGACCGCCGCCCAAAGATCCGATCAATAAGTCCCACTTTAATCACCTCTCGTTACTCAGCTGAGCCGACATTTCCTCGTAGTAGTTATGCCGCATACAGATTGCGTCAGACAGCGCGGCCATGCCGTCAATATGGGAGCGCGGGTTGATCTTAATCAGCCTGCGCCGGTTCGTTCCGTCCTCAAACTTCAAAGCGGCGTCCAGCATGTGAACCTTCATCAGGTCGTTGTCTCCCACGCACCGGAGCCGCCCGTCCTTGATCATGCCCTCCATGTCGATCAGCACGCCCGTCAGGTTGCTTCCCTGGCTGACAGATTCCATGTCGAAACCGTCCGCCTGCATATCCTGCACCAGATACGCCGCCGAATACCGGTCATATCCAACTTTCAGCGGCAGGATCTCATACTCGCGCTCCAGCATCCGGAACCAATCGTGGACGGCGTGATAGTCCACGGTGTTCTCGCCGCACACGGTCAGCAGCCCCCGCTCCTGGTAAATCCGATAAGGGAGGCCGTCCCGGGCCGTCGCTTCCTCAACCTTGTTCTCCGGCATAAAGAACATGACGTCAAACCAGCTGACGCCGTCCTTCTCCACCACGATCACCGCGGCGGTCAGGTCAACGGCAAGGCTCAGGTCAATCCCACCCAGGGCGTAGGAGTGCCGGAGCCCCTCCAGCGTCATTTCCCCGCTGAAGCACTTCCGCACATCCTGAGCTGTCAGCCAGGCCATGGAGCTGTTCTGCTTAATGTTGCAGTACTTGGTCAGGAACTCCATCCGCTTGCTGAGCGATCCCTCCGCCACGGCGATCTCTTCCAGCATGTAGTTCACGCTCACGCTGACGCCGAGGTTCGGGTTCGCCTTCTTCAGCTCGTTGATGTCATTCCACTTCTCGACGTCGTCGATCTGGTAAAGAAAAGGCGCCAGCCTCGTCTCTCTGCTGGTGCCCATGATCACCGCCGTTGAGCGCTTGATCATTTCGTCATAGATCCCGTCGTTTACATATCCAGCCGTGCTGATGCTCAGCAGCAGCGGCTGCCGGCGGGCGCCCAGTGCGCTCTTCAGGACCTCGTACTGCTTCAGCCCGCCTTCACACGGCCAGCTCGCGATCTCATCGCACACCGTCAGGGAAGGGTTCAGGCCGTCGCTCTTCTGGTAGGAAAACGCCAGCGGCTGCGCGGAGCTGTTGGAGCTTGCCACATAAATATCCGTGCGCCGCTTCTTCGTCAGTTCGCTGAGCTCCGGCTCCTTCATGATCATCTGCTGGAAGGCGTTGAAGCACAGCCGCGACTGGTCCAGTTTCGGAGCGACAAAGTACAGTCTCGCGCCATATTCGCCGTCCATGTACAGCATGAAATCCGCGATCGCCGCCGCGATCAGCGTCTTGCCGTTCTTCCGGCCGATCTCCACGAACACCTCGCGGAACTGCCGGTTCCCGTCTTCATCCATAATCCCAAAGATCACGGACAGCATCGCCTTCTGCCAAAGCTCCAACGAAATCAGATGTGGGGCCAACGGTCCCTCGTGGTGCCTGCAGAACATCTCACAGAACCGGATCACCTTCACGGCTTTCTTGTGGTCATAAAAAAAGCGCTTCTGTTGCAATCCGTCAACAATCAGCGCGTACCACTCGCGAATCCATCGCCCCGCCGTTTCCGTTCCGTCCTTGATCTTTTGGTAGTATTCCAGAATGTAATTATTTGCAGGTTTTCTGTCAGGCATCGCCGCTCAGCTCCTCCATCAGCTGCTGCAGCTTGCTTCCTTTCTTCTCCTCCTCGCCGAACCGTTCGACGATATTGATCAGCGTGCTGACCGTTCCATTCGCCGCTGTGGCCGTCTTGTTATATTCACCGATCGCCGGGTTTGTGTAGATGTTCCCGCGCCCTTTAACGTATTCTTTCGTAACGGTTGCCCCGGATGAATTGATCTCTTTCTCCAGCTCGTTCAGGATCTTCATCTGCACCTGGTAGCGCTTGAACGTTGTCACGAAGAAGAAGTTAGAGCTGACGCCTTTTTCGGTTGCTTTCTGGAGAATGGCTTCGGCCTGCTCCTGAAGGTTCATGTTCTTTACATCTTTAGTCATCAGCCACACCCCCTCGCTTCAGCCTGAAAACGGTCATAATCTCGCAACTCCCGCTCCATCCTACGTATGTACCTCAACAAGTCACTTCTATGGATCAGACCAGCCCGCTTCGCCTCTTCTTTTTTCTTGCGAATCTCCTCAACTAACTCATTCCGCGTCATTGAGCAGCACCGCCTTCCTGCCGGTCATTTTTTCCCATTGTTCAATAATCACGTCGACATAATGCGGATCTAACTCCATCATAAAACAATTTCTGCCAAGCTCTTCACAAGCAATCAAAGTTGTCCCACTTCCGCCGAACAGATCAATTATATTCCATCCCTTTTTGCTTGAATTTTTAATCTGCCGCTCAATGAGCGAGACTGGCTTCATTGTTGGATGCAAGTCATCGGCGATTGGCTTGTTTTCATTCCACACAGTAGAATCGCCAATTAGCTCATCAATCAAGTCTAAAAGCTCAGCATGGCTCATCTCTGAAATGTTCTTGCCCTTTATTATTGTCGAGATGTTCCTCGCGTTCTGAAAATAATGACTTGCTCCCTCTTTCCAACCATATAAACATGGCTCGTGCTTCCATTGGTAATCTTGACGCCCAAGAGTAAAGCTGTTCTTTACCCAAATGATATTCTCTTTCAGAGTTAATCCAGCTTCTTCTGTGGCTTGCCTAAACTGTAATCCAGCGGAATCCGCATGCCAAATATAAAACGCCGCACCCGGTCTCATAACAATTGCAGCGTTTGAAAGAGCATCCCGAATCAAAGCATAAAAGTCATCGTCGTCCAGGTCATCGTTTTTTATTGACAACCCATTCGAGTTTTGTATTGCCACATTGTATGGTGGATCCGTTACCAGCAAATCCGCTTTGTTGCCATTTAAGAGTCGCTCAACATCGGTCAATATAGTGCTATCACCGCACATTAATCGATGATCTCCTAATTGCCACACATCCCCAAGTTTTGCGATCGGGTCTTTTTTTTCAAACATCTGATCAACTTGATTACCGATCCCGCAATCATCTATTGGTGATGTGTCAATAATTTGGTCATCGAGTTCAAATCCAGTCAGCTCAATATCAAACCCTGAGTCGCTCAGGTCTCGAAGTTCCTCGGAAATGAGATTCATGTCCCACTCGCCCAGCTCCGTCAGCCGGTTATCTGCGAGCGTATACGCCCGACGTTGTTCTTCGCTCAGGCCATCAACGAACAGACAAGGCACCTTTTCCATGCCCAGTTTCTTCGCTGCCATGATCCGCCCATGTCCTGCGATCACGTTGTGGTCACTGTCAATCAAGCAAGGGCTGATAAATCCGAACTCCCGAATAGATCTGCAAAGCTTTTCGACCTGATCTTCCCCGTGAACTTTTGCGTTGTTCTCGTATGGCCTCAGAAGGTCGACATCTACTTCCTGCACCTTGGCAATTTTCGCCATGTCATACCATCTCCTCATATAACCGGGAAGGTCCCGGTGTTTTCCAAAAAACCGTGCGCGCTAAGAGTCGGTTTTTCTAAAG